GACGAATACATCTTTACCTGTGTTTGTGTTAAATCCTTCTATCATTTTAACCTTATTTGAAAACACTCCGAATAATATTTGTACCAATTAGTTGAGTAATCACACTTTTCATATTCTGAAAACCATGGACCCCCCTCTGTAAAATGTACATTCTTAATATCATCTTTGTGTTCGTATTCTCCAGCTAACCAGTTCCATTCTAATGGCAAATCACCAATTAATTCTTCACTTTCTAACCATTTATATTGATGTAGTTCTAAACCACTTGCACTATTCACATAATCTGGTGTAAGTGTTGTACACTTCTTACAATTCATCAACATAAAACTAGACCAATTTTTTTTAGGATAAACTGTTTGTACTTGATTTAAAAACTTTACTTTACTTTTTGGTGTATAATCATGTTTACAAACTTGTACGGCATATCTATCATCACGCAATCGCCATAGTTCAGCAATGTCAGCCTCCATAAGCATATCACAATCCATAAACAATGCCCAACCTTGATAATTCATAAGGTGTGGTATAATAAACCTACTAAAAGAAAACTCTGTACTAGATATATTGTTTCTTTCTCTTACAAAATCATCTTTTATATTATTTAAATAGATAGGCGTAATAGCCACAGGTTTAGTTGAGTTCTTTAATATACTGTAACTTAAAGTATTAAATGCTACCTTTTCTTTACTATCATATCCAATAAAAACATTAATCATTTACTCTTTGTCCAACACTTTCTCTTTTAATATCATTGTGGTCAAATTCTGCCCAATATAACTCAAATGCTACACCATCTTTTTTACCTATAAATTGATGATAGACACCTGGTTTAACTCGCATAAAATCACCTGGATTTAAAACAGTTTCATCTACCAAGTCATAATCTTTTTGCCATACTTTGACAACCATTTGACCTGATTCTACAAAAAAACCATTCCATTTAAATTCATGTTTGTGTTTACTACACGCAACATTTTTTTTATATTCAATTCTATGAAACTCCAAAACACCATTTGCATGGATTAATTCTGTCATTCCCCATATCTTACCTGCTTTCATAATCACCTCTTTTATTTCCTAATGTCATATTTTCTCCACTATATCCCCATATTTTTCTTTGTGACCCTTTTGTATGGTCGTATATAGGTCCTAAACAAGACCTAGCTTGTACATGACCATTACCACCATCACCAATATTATAATTGTTTACACCTTTAGCTTCAAACTCTTTTCTTACATGGTCCCAAATGTAACTATCGTGCCACTCTATAAGATTAAACAATTTATCCTTATCATACATTTCTTTCATAGCTCTTGCAAAGTTTTTAGTTTCAGGATGTTGCATATTAAAACCTAAAAAACCACATTCACTATATTGACTGCCTCTACCTAGATAAGTTAACATTCTATCTGAATGCCATACATTTTCTTTTATCCATATTTTATCTATAGGTTTATAAAATACACTATCTGCGTCAATGCCCATAATAAAATCACTTTCTGTGTCATTAATTACAGCATGAGTATAAGCATATACTTTATAACTAAAGCGGCAAGCGTCCCTTAAAAAATCTTTATGAGGCCTATGTTTGTTTCTGTCAATAAACTCTTTACATTCTGGCACTAAATCAAAAAAATCTTTATCTTCATTATAAACTGTTAAAGGAAAGTTCCAATGTCTTTTGAATGACAATTCAAATCTATAAGCGTATTCTTTAAATAACTTTTGATTCCATGTTGTTACAACTCTTATTTTCATATCTGTACCTGATAAACTTTCTTCCAAACTGCAAAATTCAAAATGATAAACAGTTCTTTTTGTGATTTAAGACCAATATCAGCCTTGTTTTTAGAACCCACAGGTGGGTGGTCTTTATTATTTAAATACTTATTTTCAATATCACTATCATTATATTCAAATAAATCTTGTAATGTTTTGTCTTTTAATATTTCTCTAATGTAATCTTTTAATACTGAATTATCAGGCGCTGGTGATATTCTATTTCCAATCAATATTTCATCTGTAGGAAATCGCCAACCTGTTTTTACATGATTTAAAATATTATCAGGCAATCTATTTTTAAAAGCTTGTTTTTGTAAAGACTTATTATTTACTAAAGGTTGTTTTAAAAATTGTTTTGTTACCTTTAATTCACCAGGTATTGCTCTAACATAATCTCTGATACATTTATTCATGTATGGAAATCTTCCTTCCATACTAAATGCCATACCTAATTTATCGTTTCTAATTAAAAAATCTTCAGCTAAACTATTTAAACATTCAATATACATAAAATCATTTATCTTATCGCCTGTCATTGGTGTTGTGGGTAACCAATCATTTAAATAATCCATCATATCATCTATTGTGCAATTTAATTCTGGATTTCTTAACTCTCTATTATTTCTACTTAAAGCAATAAGTTTATCTCGCCAATCACCACCTTTTGCACCTATTTTATGATGTTTATAACCACCAAACAATTCATCACCACCATCACCAGCTAAGGTAACTGTAATATTGTTTTGTGCTATAAATTTATTTGTGTTGTAATATGTGGGAAAAGATTTACCTTGTCGTGGTTCTTCTAACGCATAAAAGGTATCTTCTAATGCGTCAACATAATCTTGTTGAGATTGTCTTACTGTATTATTAAATACTTCAAATCTTTCTGCAAGACCTTTTGCTAAGTCACTATCTTCATTTAATCTACTATTGGGGTCAATTAATTCAAATTCAGAGGTAAAGGTATTTGGTTTTACCCCCAACTCTTTCATCTCATAAAGTATGGATGTGCTATCAATACCACCAGATAAAAATAAACCAATGTTTCTTCTACCCATTAAGGTTTGTTCTACAGCCTGATTTACTCTATCTCTTATTTCGTGTGTGTGATGATATGTGTATTTGTAATTATTTAAGTTTCTTTGATTAATTACATTACTTTCAATTACATCATAAGTTCTAACTTCACCTGGTACTAGTTTCTGTATGCCTTCAAATAGAGTTAGGTAACCTGAATTATAACCTGCTTTTTGATAATGTGCAAATGCTGGTTTACATAACTTTCTTTCAAAACCTATTTCTAATAATGCTTTGATTTCGGATGAAAAACAAATGTTAAACTCTTTATCAAAACCATAATAAACTGGTTTTGTGCCATTTGAATCTCTAGCTAATAGTAATTGTTTTTCTCTTTTAAAATAGATTGCAAGACCAAACATTCCATCTAGTTTATCTAAAAAGGCGTCACCATATTTTTCAACACCTCTTGCAATGACTTCGGTATCTGTATTGGTAGTTAATTCAAACTCTGCGCCTAGTTCTTTGTAGTTATAGATTTCACCATTAAATACTACGATTAAATTGTTATGATTCCAAGGTTGTATTGATTCTGTAGGTTCATCTACAATAGATAATAGATTGTGGCCTAGAGTTACAAACTCATCATGCCAAGTTCCACGGCCGTCTGGTCCTCTATGGTGTGACTTTGCCACCATATTCATAACCATACTTACATCTTTTTTAAATATGCCGTGTATAGCACACATCTAATCACTCCATTTTGTAAATACTGTTTCTTTTTTATTATTACCTCGCCTTTGATATCCGATACCGGCTAAAATTTTTACAATTTCATCATGGTAACTTTGTTCTTTTGGATTTCTACAAGGCAGTTCTAATACTACAACTGCATTATGGTTTTCTAATAACTTTAGACCACCATTCATTATTTCTCTCTCATGTTCTTGGCAATCAACTTTAATAAAATCAATATTTTTACCTTCAAACTCTGCAATATAATCATCTAACATTTTAACATCTGTATAAGTTGTGTTTAACTTATCATCTTCAATTATTCTTTTAGAATTGCCGTGTGTTACACCATGAGAATTTAAACTTACATTACCACTTTCATCTGGACTTGCAAACAATGTGGCGTTTTCTTCCTGATGGTCTGATAATGCGACTTCTTCTAAATGCCAATTTGAAAAGTCTTTCATGTTTTCTCTATAACAAGCCACATTTTCTGGATGTGGTTCAAATGCCCATACAGATTTAAACTTTCTACATAAATCTTGTGACCAAAAGCCAATGTTACCACCTATGTCTAGTGCCACATTCCAATTTTTAACAAAACTTAATGAGTAATCTCTTTGTGGTTTTTGATATTCCCACTTACCATCAAATTCTTTTAACATTTTTTCGTAATGGTTATCCCATTCAGGCAATTGCCAGCCTTTTATATCTTTCATATTATCTCCTATCTTTATTCATTCTTTAAAATTACCACATTAAATATTTGTCTATTCAATTCTGTATTAACTTCAGTTACACCGTGCCAGCCATTTTCAGTATTTTTAAATAACAATGATGTGTTACCATCATTTCTATATTGTTGTTTATGAGCAAAATCTTCAGGCTCTGGATTCATTTGTTCAACAAGTTTACCTTTATAGAATACAGTTTGACCACCACATTTATCATTCCAACCTTCTGGCATAAAATATATTAAATGACTACCTAATTTACTTATACTATCAACATGAGGTGATACATCTTGTCCCCATTTTGTTAAATGCCAATCAAATCTATATTTAAAATTATTACCAGGTATTTCTAATGTTTCTTTTATCCAATCTGAATACTCTTTACTACTAAAAATTTTATCTACAAAATAATCCCATGTTTCAGATAATTGGTATCTATGTATTTTGTATTTGTCAAAGTATGGACTATCAGGCCAAGGAGAATAACACATAAACATTCTTAAATGTGGTCTTTGATTATGATTTCTAGGTTTAATATGGCCTTCCTCTTTAAATAAACTTGCAACTGGCCACTCATCTCTTAAATCTTCCCAATGTTCTACAAAGCCATTAATAAATTTATGTGGCGTGTAACCATCAGTTGTCATTATTGTATCTGGTATATTAATCATCTCGGTGCCTTATCGTGTGGTATGTGTAAGTCACTTCTTATTTTTGATTTTATTTCTTTGTTAGTTACTAGATATCCTTCTATGTGTGTGTAACCTTTTTCTCTAGCCCAAAAAACTCTTTTGTTACCTGTCTGAACATATAGACCAGGTCTAACTTCACCATTTGCTTTTATGTGTTGAGGTTTTTTGTATTTGCCGTTTACAGTTTGTTTAATGATACCTTGTACCCAATCTTCGGTGTGTGGTGATACAGTAATAGGATAAATCATGCCATGGTTTTCGAAAGAAGTCCAATAATCAAACTCGTCCATTCTTTGTTTCAACCAATCATCATTTGGCATACATTTGATTTCTGTTAAATCAAATTCATCTATTGTACCGTATAAACTATCAGGATGTTTTTGTGCTCTTAATACTATTCTCATAACCAACTTTTTGTATAAAATAACTATCTGCTATATCAGATACAGGATTACCAACTTTGTCTGTTTCTAAAATAGACTTTAGGTCAATATTTGTTTCAGCTACAAATGCGTTATACATCATTTCTTTGTCCGCATTTCCTTTTCCCGTAGCGCCTTTTTTAACCACACTCGGGACAACTGTATCATAAGGGATTTGTTCTTCTTGTAATCTGTACTTGAGGATTCCACAGTTTTCGGCAATTTGAAATATGCCTTGACCTTTTGAACCAAAGGAGTAACCCTCAATATATACCAAAGGGTTAATGAGTGGAGAAATAATATCCAATGCAAAGTCAGATATATATTTAAATCTTTCAATCGGGTCTTTCCATTCTTTATGTTCATAACCTACAATCTCCTCACTCATCATTCCGATATACTTCTTTTTAGAAGTCAAATAATAAAACATTAAGCCTGCGTCACCATCTATATTTACACAGATAGCAGGACTTGTTAAACTATAATCAATTCCAATTATCGTCTTCGTTACTGTCGTCATTTGACCAGACTTCTTCGGTTTCGTCTTCATCTTCTACCTCATATCCACAGAAAGGACAAGTAAGAGGTTCTAAATCTTGCTCTTCAATGTCCCAAACTATATTATATTTAGTTTCACAGGAAGTACAGGTCTTTTGTCGTTTTTCTGCCATTATAGTTTAAATTTCTTAAATTGGTCCTTCTTAACATCTTGTTTGATACCACCAATTACATATGATTCAATCTCTGTTTCTTGTGGTGCGTTTTGTGTACCCTTTGAATTCAGCCAATGGTCTACCCACGGAAGTGGATTTGTTTTTTGGTCGTATTGTGGTGTAAGGCCGATTGCCTTCATTCTTCGATTTGCCATATATTCTACAAACTGGTGTAACAGTTTTTCGGATAGTCCAATCATACTTCCTTTGGAAAATAGATATGTTGCCCACCTTTTCTCCTCGTTCAATGCGTCATCATACATTTTATATAGGTCTTTCTCACATTCTTTTTTAATTTTTAACATATCTTTGTCATCATTCCTATCATGCCAATTATTAATAATAGTTTGTGACATTGCAAGGTGTTGACTTTCATCTCTAGCAATAAATGAAATAATCTTAGCACTACCCTCTAATAGTTTAAGTTCACCAAAGGCAAAACTACAAGCAAAAGATACATAAAATCTTAGGCCTTCTAAAATATTTACAGTTGCCATTGCAAGATACATTTTCTTTTTAAGTTCATAAAGGTCAACCTTACTCTTATCAAGGTGCCATTTATAACCCATGTCAATTAAGTCATCATACGCTTTTGTGACCGAGGCACTTCTAGCTTCAATCTTTTGGTCTTCAATAATTGTATCAAACACTTCATTTGGATTTGAATACAAATTTTTAATAATGTATGTATAACTTCTACTATGAATTGTTTCCATGAAATCCCATGTTACAATACAGCCTTCTAATTCTGGATTAGATACAAATGGTAAAAATGCTAAACAAGGTCCTCTACCTTGTACAGAGTCTAACATAGTTTGATATTTTAGGTTTGATGTAAAAATAAACTTTTGTTGTTCATTAAGTTGTAAGTAATCGTTTCTATCTTTTTGTAACGATACTTCTTCAGGTCTCCAGAAATACCCTAACTGTTGTTGATTCAACTTATCAAATATAGGATATTTCATATCCGCATATTGTTGAACCTGTAGGTCTTCACCAAAAAACATTGGTTGTTTGGTTACATCTAAACCTTTTTCTCTGTTAAATACATTTTTTGCCATTATTCTTTTCTCTCCTCTAAATCATAAAAAAACTTATCGTCATCACCAGCTGTCCACTTTTGTTCACATTCTACACTATACTCTTTGGTGGACACATTAAAGTCTGGAAACTTTAACTCACTAGGAGTATAACTCTTATCATAAAAGATAACTCTATTGTTAGGTTGAGCGGCAAAGTAACCGTTCTCTAACTTTAAAATATTAAATGACTTATGTTGACTAGGTACTTCACTATAAGTCACATTTCTTTCTAAATTTGTTGAGTTAGCATTGTCTATTGTAAACATATACCAACCTTTATACCATTTTTTACTTGGCGACAAATACTTACATTGATTGCCTGAAAGCATTTGTTTTTCAATAACTGTAATATCATAACTAAAACAATCCCATAATTGCAATTCTGTCAACGGCACATCTTCTTGTATATCTTTTTTCCATACAAACGCACTTATTGGTAACTTATCATACAAGGCGCCATACTCTGGAATATAAGTTTCAAAGTATAATGCTCTGCCTTGTATTGACTTAGCTGTTACCCATACTCCTTCGACTAACTCACCATGTCCTTTGTTACCATCATATAGATACTCTTTCTTAACATACACATCAACATGAGGTGTATTGACACACAAATATGCCATAGGTTACCTTTCTCTATATTGTACAAGACTCGCAATACTCCTCGTATTCTTCGTCAGTACCGTTAAACTCTGTTCGCTCAACTGGATTTTCTTTTACATTATCTGCCCAACCTACTGGATGTGTTGGTTCATCAATATCTTTTTTAGCGTCATATGTATTTTGATAATAAGAAGTCTTCCAACCTAATCTGTATGTTGACAAAAGGTCTTGTGCCATTACTGATACAGGCACCTGATTGTCTTCATAATTTTCGGGATTGTAAGACCAGTTACCACTAATTGCCTGGTCAAAATACTTTTGCATTACTGCAACGATATTTATATATCCTTCATTACTAGCCATGTCCCATAATAAAGTATAATTATTCTTTAATGTTGCATATTGAGGCACAATCTGTTTTAAAGTACCTTTCTTTGACTTCTTAATACTTAAATAATCTCTAGGTGGTTCAATGCCGTTTGTAGCATTAGAAACCACACTAGAGGATTCTGATGGCATTTGAGCTGAGAGTGTGCTATGTCGCAGCCCATGTTTTTTGATTTCTTTTCTTAACCATTCCCAATCGTAGCTGAGTTTTCGTTTAACGATTTCATCTACTTCGGGTTTGTAAGTATCAATCGGGAGGATACCATCTGAATATTTTGTTCTATCAAAAAATTCATTCTTACCTTTTTCTTGTGCAAGAACATTAGAATGTTTTAATAGATAGAATTGGAATGCTTCTGTTAATTCATCAACTAACTTCCAAGCTTGTTTATCTGAATACTTTACTTTATTTTTAGCAATATAATG